GCACTTCGTCCAGCAGTTCGGACAGAGTATGTGCGGAGCGTCCTTCTCTTCGGGCGGTTCGATGGGTAGTTCAGGGAAGCCCATTTACTTGCCCTCCTTTGGTTTGAAAAGGACAGAGCCATCTGGTGCGACCCACGCATCAAACTCGTCTCCCTTGTAGTTCATCTGCTCCGCAAGGATCGCAATTTTTGCGACCATATCTTTCGAGTTGATGCAAAGCGAGCATGTGCCTCCGCCAATAGGGGAGAACTTTGTGCCGATTTTCGCGGATCCAGCCATATTTGCGAAGTGGCTCGCTGCCAGGCAGAAGACCCCCATGCGTTTGTCTACGAGGAGAATGACTTCGTCGCCTCCAACAAACGCGGTTTTTTCAATAATGTCTTTAGAGATGCCGATATATCCAGCCTTTTTATTCAGCCATACGCACTTAACTCTCGGATACCCTTTGTTCCCGCGCTTCACATCGACCTGCTCAAAATTAAACTCATATGTTCCGATCATCTTACTTGCCCTCCTTCAGTGGCTTCAAACCCCAGTATTCCCTGATGTACTTATCCGCCTCTTTCAGGTCGTTTTCCATCTCGATTTCCGGGAACATTCCCTCCGGGCTCTTGGCGAGGTCGTTCCCATCGCTGTTGGTCTTGAACAGGTGCTTGTCGCCCTTGATAACGCTATGCAGCACAACCGTGACCATACCTTCGATGCAGACCTTCTGGTCCAGCAGCTTGCCGATGGTCCTCAGCTTCGAGAAGCCATCGTCGCCCGTATCGTCGTGCATGATCAGATAGACCACCTTGTCCCTGGGCAGGTTCTTGATATAGTTGATGAAGTTCCAGACGGTGTCGCCGATCTGGTTGTAAAGCTTGAACTGATCGCCAGCGCCGTGTCCCTTCATGAACATATTCGTCATGATGTAGCCGAAGTCGTCGATGACCGCGGCATTGGTCGGCATCTTAGCCAGGCCTGCCATGATGGTTTGCACGTCGTCGCCGTCCGTGATATACTTAAATGTGCCTTTGAAGGGCATCATCTTCCCGAGGATGTTCACGAGATAGATCTCATCCTCAGCGAAGTTTTTCAGGGAGCGACTCTTGCCGGAGCCGCTCTTTCCATATACGATCACAGGTACTGCCATTACTTTGCTCCTCTCTTTCTGAACTTGTACTTGTTTCTGTCTTCGTTTTCTATCCTGTACAGACAGGGTATCTTGCTGTGGCGCTTGTGTACGCCGGCAAACTTCATCGGGACCCATCCTTCGCCGTACGGGTTAGGGCACTGGTAGAAGCCCCACCACATCGTCTCGTCCTGACGGACCCGGAAACGCTTCTTCATGCCGTCCATATCAGTCCACCAGTGCGTAGAACAGGACGCCGTCCACTCGGGTCTGCAGTTCCACTTCGCCGTCCTTGTCCGTGACGTACTCGTACTCGGTGTCGTCGCCGAATACCTCGAGGAACTTCTCCTGCGTCAAATGCACACTCGGTTCCTTGATGATCTTGCCGTACGGTTCTGGCAGGATGTAGTGCGTCTTGAAGCCGATCACACCGTCCTCCTGTTCCAGCTTGAATACGTTCTGCGCTACCATCTGCAGCGCGACGCGGAGCATATCTCTCTTCGTTTTGTCCATTTATACCTCCAGAAAACTTTTGAACTTCTCGCGGATCTCCGCCATCAGCTCGTTCTTGTCCACCAGATCTCCGCGCCCGTAAGCGATCAGGACTGCGTGTGCCTGATCCAGGAACGCTTCCCAGTCTGGCTTGTCGATCGCCCGCAGCAGGTCCGTGTATCCGTGCTGGATGCCTTCAGGGATGATTGGATCCTCGGGCGTTTCCGGCTGCTGCATCTTCTTTTCCGGGATCTCCACCTTGTAAGTGGTGACCGGACCGGGCTGCCGTGCCTTCTTGTAAGCGAGTTCCTTGTCGCTCGGCTTCTTGCCGTACTTGATCGCGGTCCTGCACTCGGGGCAGTACTTCTGGTTGCCGCTCGTCGGCACGAACTTCGCACCGCATATGTCGCACTCTTTCTGTGCTCTCTTCAGCTCGATCGGTTCGGCCGGTGCCATCGGGTTAGTCGCGCTCATTTCTTCTCACCCCACATAAAGCTCGGGCAGAGTTCCTTGATATCTTCCAGCGTCGCAGGGCAGTCCGTATACTCGCCGGACTCCAGATCTGTTCCTACGAAGAAGCACGGCCCGAAAAAGGGCATACCGCCGATATGGAAGTTGTAGTCCATACCCATCAGGCGGCCTTCCTCGTTGCAGATCAGAGCCATATCGGTCATAACCTGGAAGTTCTCGATATGGCCGTCCACCATCCGCTGGAAGCTCTTCAGCTCGTTGTTAATCGTCGTCACGTACGGAGCCTTGCCGGGCTTCTTCGCTATCACTTTGATTTTGTTTGCCATACTGCACCTCCTATGCCATCGCCCAGAGAGCGAACACCAGACCGATCATCACGCCGCCTGCGATCATGACCGCCAGCGTGAACAGGTTCTCCGCGCACTTGCGCTTGTTCCATCTGTACTTTTTCATTTGCAACCTCCTTCAATCCATGCCAGGAACGCGTCCTTCGGCACCCTGAACTTTCCCTTTTTGCATCTCGGCAAAATCGGGCATCCTGGCAAGTTCAGGATCCGTGTAGCCTCTTTGCGGCTGACGTTCAGCAGCTCGGAGACCTCTTTCAGTCCTATAAGTTCCATACTTTGTCTCCTAACTCTACTTTAATTCACCCTTTAGGCAAAAAGAATGTCGTCATAGCTCAGCTTGACGATCTCGCAGAACTTCTGCGCATCTTTGACGGGCATGCTCTCCGGGTGCTTTTCCCACTTCCGGTACTTGTACGCTGAGCAGTCCATCTTCTCCGCCATCTCCGTCTGGCTGAGATCCAGCCCGACTCTGGCTTGCTTCATCGTTATGGCCATTCGTGCCTCCTCTCCGGGCGGTCTACTATATTTCGCCCTTATGCAAATATTACTCCACTAAAAGTAGAATGTCAACAATGATTTGAACTTTATTTTACTTTTTTATTGATTTTTCGAACGATGCGTATATAATAGTAGACACGGAGGAAGTAACATGAGCATTGGAGAAAACATCAAAAGATTAAGAGAAGAACACGGCCTCACCCAGGAAGAGCTCGGCGACATCGCTGGTGTCTCTGGCAAGGCCGTCTCGAAGTGGGAAAGTGGTGCCGGAGATCCTCGTATGGGAGCCGTGCAGAAGATCGCTGACCACTTCCATATTTCGAAGTCCGTTATCATCGACGAGTACGACGAGCAGCTGGATGCTAAGAAGCAGGCGATCCAGAAGGCTTTTTCTGACAGGCCCGAAATGAGGATATTATTCGACACTGCGAACGATATGGACCCGGAGGACGTCGAGCGGTTCATCAAAATGATGAAGGCATTCAAGGGCGAATAAAAGGACAACAAAATAGCTACAATGACGCTGAAGAGGTGAGACAGTTTTATGGATAGCGTCATAATCAGGGTGCTGGATCTCCCGATGACCATCAGAGGCGCGACCGTAAAGGACGAGAACGGAGACTACAACGTCTACATAAATGCCAGGCTATCAGAGGACGGCAGGGCAGCTGCCTTCCGGCACGAGATCGAGCACATCAGACAAGGACATTTTTACTCCGAGGAACCAGTAGAGGTCCTGGAGTCGAAAGTAAAGGAAGCAATATAAAAGGAAGGCGCCCTGGGTTGGGACCAAGGCGCCGGAGGTTGAAAAAGAATTGCGTATCAGGCGATTGCTTTTTCATGCCCATTTTAACACAAGGAGGGCAAAATGGCAAAACCAAAGAAGACGAAGTCCGGAAACTGGTCCGTCAAGGTCTACGCGTACCAGGACGCGGATGGCAAGCAGCACTACAAGCGGATCACCGCGGACACGAAGGCGAAGTGCGAGTTCCTGGCTGCACAGTTCCGCCAGGGCGAGCGCAAGCCGCTGGAAGATCTGAGCACCACGGTGGGCGACGTCGTGGATCAGTACATAGATCTCTGCCGCGTGCTGTCGCCTACGACGGTGGCTGGGTACCAGAAGATCCGCAGGACAGGCTTCCAGGATCTGATGCAGGTCCGCGTGAAGGATCTCACCGAAAAGGTGCTCCAGGAAGCGGTCAATGCCGAGGCGGATAGGATGGGTCGTAGAGGCCGTATTTCGCCCAAAACGGTGGGTAATGAGTGGGGGTTGATAAGTTCAGCCTTGTGGCACATTTCTCGCCTTAAATTCGAAATTAGACTGCCCAGACGGGCTCGTAGGTTTAAGGACTACCCAGAGCCGAAGGTCATCATGGACATGATCGAGGGCACCGAGATCGAGTTGCCGTGCATGCTGGCTTTGTGGCTCTCATTCAGCATGAGCGAGATACGCGGCCTGCGTTTCGAGGACGTCAAGGACGGTATTATCACCATCAACCGCGTAATGGTGGACGTAGATGGCCACCCCACCGTCAAGCCGAACGCGAAGACGGAGACCCGCAACCGCCGGCACAGGCTGCCAGCATACCTGCAGCAGCTTATAGATCAGGCAGACCACACCCAGGAATACATCGTGCCGCTGAACCACTCGCAGATCCACGGACGTTTCCGCCGTCTGTGCAGGAAGCACGGCCTCGACCTGACCTTCCACGATCTCCGGCACATCAATGCCAGCGTGATGCTGCAGCTGAATATTCCGGAGAAGTACGCGATGGAGCGAGGCGGCTGGAAGACCCCGAACGTGATGAAGTCTGTGTACCAGCACACCTTCACCGAGGAGCGTATTGCGGTGGACGATAAGATGGACTCTTATTTCGAAACGCTCAAAAACAGGACTATTCAACAGGACTCAAGCGGTCTAACGCATTGAAAAATAGACATTCGTTAGGGGTTCGACTCCCCTAGGCACTACCAACACACGAAGCCTGCAATATCAACGGTTGCGGGCTTTTTGCTTGCAATTTCAACGGTTTTCGGCGCTTCGTTTTTGCTTTGTTTGTTTCTGTCTTGTTCCGTCTTTTCCCTTCTATTTACGCCTTTTTCAGCAAAAACAGGACTCAAAACAGGACTCTTTTTGGACACCAAAAAACCCCCGGAGTCTGGAGGCTCTCCGGGGGAAAAAGAAAGGAGGTTGTATAGGTAGGAAAGTACCTATTTGCTGAGTAAGATGTTGCTGAGGATCTGAGCGAGTTCTTCGCGCTTTACGTAGGACTGCGGGCGGAAGTTTCCGTCAGGATCTCCGACCATCAGGCCTGCGTCGGTCACGCGCTTGATGGCGTCTTCTGCCCACGGGTCCGCGGGCTTCTTAGCCAGGATGGCCAGCCAGGCGCGCATGAAGAGGCTGAACTGCATCTCGCCGTTCTCCTCGAGCCATTTTGTCATGTATTTGCAGAACTGTTCGTATGTCACAGGATCATTCTCCTTTACAGCGGGGTTGGTGATGCAACCGAGATATGTGTACGAGTTTCCCATCCAGTAGCAGCCGTCGGCCCAGTTGGATCCGAAGCGCTGGTATACAACAAACTGTTTCCCGTAGTATTCGCTCTCGCTGCATATAAAGCGGTTACCGAGGTCAAGCTCAGGTATAGCTACGTGTCCGTATCCGCCTTCGCCGCCTTTCCAGACCATGCAGCCGCCAACGGTGGGCCGCTGGGTGATGAGCAGACCTTGTTTCTTGGCGATGTCAATAAAGTCGCACGCATTTCCTTTTGCGGCAAGGTATTTGATATAGCCGTAGTCGCCGATTTCGTTAAATCTGCCCACGGCATATCCGACACAGTTCGGCAGCACGTTCAGGCCTTTGTTGCGGTTCTTCGGGTTGCCAAGCGCGCACGGGCTATATCCGCCAACGCTTTTTGTGTTGTAGTATGGGTTGCCGGCCGCAGGGATGACCAGCTGCGGGCTAAAGTTCGCCATCAGGTGCCTCCTGGGCTTCCTGCTCCTTGTAGTAGTTCGCGCTGGAGATGCCGAGGATCACGCCGAGGAACGTGTCGATCGCCGTGATGGTCGCCGCCACCTGCTCAGGGTACGGCAGGTAGATAACGTCCTTCCAGATGGAGCCCAGGGCGAGATATAAGGTCGCCAGGGCGGGCAGAAAGAGCCGCTGGATCCACTTGAGGACGTCGTAGGTCTTGTCGCTCATTTTCATAGATAGTTCCTCCTTTGGAGATCTTCGACCTTGTTCCGGATGTACGAGTTGCCGCCGAGCTTCTGGTAGTGCTCATACTCTTCCCAGAAGCGCTGCAGCTCTGTTTCATCCTTGAGGTCGCCGCGCCCGGCTTCAGCCAGGAACGTCACGAGGAAGTTCTTGCAGTTTTCGAGGTCCACGCTGTCGAGGCGCTTGAGTATGTCGTCCTGCTTCTTCTCTAAGGCCTCAAATCGCCCCTTTAAGGCGTTGTCCAGGGCAGTGTTGATAGATTTCTTCAGCGCGTTGTAGCCGCCCAGCAAAGCGACGATAAAGAGAAGGGCTGCGCTGATCTGGCCGATCGTAATGTTTTCCATAGCAGCCTCCCTAACTTTCAATAATGACGAGCGTGGGCGCGTAGATATAGTACGACGACCCTCTCGAGTTCCGCCCGTACACTCTTATTTTTTGGTTGGCGGTCAGCGATACGTTTGAGAGGTGGTTGTTCTGGACGTGGTTGCTCCAGGTCGTGTTCTCGGACCCGTATGCCGCGCCGGCGACGTAAAGCTGGGTGCCGTATGTGTACGACGCTGAAGTGTTAGAACGGAACGCGGACCAGTACACGTCGTAGGTGCCAGTTTTCGCCACGGTCATTTCCGCTCCGATCGCCGTTGCCGTGGACGATGTGGTTCTCGTCGTGCCTTGTACAACCTGTGCGTTCTTTGAGGATCCGCCGCCGCTCACGCTTACCACAAGCTCCGCCAGGTTCGTCACGTCGTAGGTGCCGTTCTCGGTCTTGGTTTCGCTTCCGCTCACCAGTTCCGATGCAGATACGGTAACAGCCGTGCCGGTCTTAGTGGATCCGGTGATGTAGCCCGTGCTGTTCGTGACCGATGGTGTAACGCTGACGGAGTGGTTGCTGACCGTGCTCTTGGTCGCGGTTGGTGTTCCTGCCGTTCCGCTTGCCACGGACTTAGAAGCAGCGTTTGCGTAGTATCCGGCCGGAGCGGTAACAGTTGCACCGCTTGCGGACAGATCAGAGCTGCTTCGTGTGTTCACGGAAGCGGACAATGACACCGAAGAGTTGCCTGGCGTTCCGGATGATACGTAGCCTGCTGTGGTGACAGACGGAGTGACCGAAACGGTCTTGGTTAAGGTCAAGGTGTTCGTACCAGTTGAAACAGTAGCAGATGACCCGCTGATAGAAGCTGGAGCGGTGACACTTCCGCTCGGCATAGCATTAACCTTTACGGTCACCTTACTCAATCCGTCATAACCCGTATCGGGAGTGACATCTTCCGTCTGCTGGCTTGTGGTGGGCGTATAGGTCTTACTCTTCGTCTGCAGGTTCGGTGATCCGCTCGGTACCGCTACGTCAGCATACTCATACGCCTTGACGTCTATGCCGGTTCCGTTCGCGGTAATGCTCTTGGTCCCGCTCGGCACGATGTACTGCGACGGGATCTTGTTCACTGTGACCGACACTTCGCCAAGACCGTCATACCCGGAGTCTGCCGAAATGGTCTCGCTCTGGTTGGAGGTCGTTGGCGTATATGTCTTGGTCTTGTCCTGCAGGCTCGGTGCTGGCGCGGGCACAGCTACGTCCACTGCAGCATAGTTTGTGACGTCTATGCCGGTGCCATTGGCCGAGATGGACTTCGTACCGCTTACCAGTTCGCTGGCTTTTACTTCCACGCCGGTGCCGTTCTTCGTTCCGCCGGTAATGTAGCCGGTGGAGTTGGTGACCGACGGCGTGATCGTGACCTTGTTGCCGCTGACGGTACCCTTGCTGGCCGTCGGCGTGCCTGCGCTGCCCTGGGTAACGCTTTTCGTGGCGGACTGGTCGTAATAGCCTTCCGGGACAGTTACCGTGCGTCCACTGGCAGACAGATCTGATCCGGATCTCCGCGAAATACCACTGCCCACATAAGTGGACGAAATGGCCGCCACATCGACCTCTGCCAGACCGTAGTAATCGTTGTCCGGAGTGATCTCCTGCGCGCTTTCTGTCGGTGTGACGGACTTCGTCTGCAGCGCCGGGTCCGGGATCAGGACGTCTACTGTTGCATACTCGGTCACGTTATACTCGTCATTCGCAGTGATCTGCTTCGTACCTGTCGGCACGATGTACTGGCTCGGTATGGCCTCGATCGTCACGTCTTCCGAGAGCATAAGGCCTTCGGTCGCCAGCGTCTGTGTCTGTTCTGTTGGAGTGACAGTCGTTGCACCCGCGTATGCTGGCGGATATACCGGCATAAAAGTCCCCGGATCTCCGTCCACCATCACATCGAGGTCGACCTCTCCGTCTTCCTGGATCTCCAGCGACACCGCGCCGTCGATCACGAGTTCTTCGACCATTAGATCACCTCATTTTTGCCCGGGTTGCCTACGTTTACGTCCAGCACCTGACTTCTGCCTCTGGTGCCGTCGTTCAACTTCCAGTCGCAGATCAGCAGGGCGTTCAGCTTCGCGTCCAGCTGCAGCGACTCTTCCTGCGTGAGCGTCCACGACAGGTCTTCTTCGCCGATAGTGACCGTGGTCAGGTCTTTTTCGATGACCGTCTTGCCGGCCTGCTGGATAGTGAAGTATGCTGCCGTGATGTCAGACACGGAGATCTCGCTGAATGTGAACTTCACCGGAGGCGTCGTGCCTCGGATAATAGATGCCATTGTTTACTCCTCCGTCGCGACTTCCATCGGTGCGGTGTACTGTTCTGACTTGTAGACTGCGCCCTGGCTGTCCATCACGACCGCGGTCACGGAGAGGCCCTGGTTGTAGCCGTATGCGAGTTCGGTGTGGAACTTTTCCATAGCGGCGGCCTTTGTGTCATAGCGGAAGATGGCCTGCGAAGTAGGCTGAATGATGATGGTAAAGAACATAGGTTAATCCTTTCTGCCGAAGTCTGCTTCGGCTTGTGACATTCGTTCGGCTATAAGGTTGGTTTTATGTAAGCGGTTACGGCGGCAAAAGTCGCACGAACCGTGACATCGGCAAGACTTGTCCACCGCTTTTGAACCGTAGAACGGTTTTCGGTGTTCTCGTCCGTTGGCGATGGATTTGTCAAGCATTGGTTATTCCTTTCTGCCGTTAAAGGCTTTGCAAGGTTCGTTTGGTTGCACGATGGTATCGGTCAAGTCGCAGACCCCGATAGTGAGGTCTTTGATGTATAGGTGTTCGCAGTTTTGGCATTTAAGACGAATGCTTATTTCCTTGCTGACCGACAAAAGAGTGCGGAACAGTTCGCCGTCCTCATCGGGCATATATTTGCGTATGACCTCTTTGACTATTTCGGTTGCGGTCATAGTGTCCTTTCTGCCGTTAGGCGGTTAGAGTTCTGCGGAGATGGTTATGGTCATATCTGCCGTTGCCATTACGCAGACGGCGGTATTTGTGGTCATACCCGTGAAACTCATATAGAAGCGGACAATATTTCCCTGTATTGAGGCTATGGACATAGAGGATAAGTTAGACCCCGCACCGTGACCATATACGGACGGGAGCGAGGTATATGTCATTGTTATGTTGCCATCATTTTTTAGAGGCGAGGAAAGGTAGAAAGCAAACCCACCGATGGTTGCACTTGCGGCATAACCGTTCCCGACAACATCGTATTGCTTGAAGTTCCGCACTACCAAGTAATGCTGACACTTCATCAATTCCTCTGTGAAGTTCGGCGGCACATCGTTGGCGAGGGTGGATACGCTTCCCTTTTCAAGTTTCGCTGCCGCAATTTTTACACCTGCACATTGAAGCGAAAACAGGGATTTATCTGCCGCCCAAAGGTCAATGAAGTTCAGCGTGACCCCTGTGTTGCCCATCGCACCGCCTGCGAAAAACTGACTTCCCGTGGTGGTAAATGTTAGGCTTCCAAGCACACCTGCCGCCGTCAGCACCGAAGCGGTATATGTTCCGACAGGCAACCTTGACGGCTCAAATATCTGCCCGAAGTCGGGCGAAGATGTGACCGTAATGCCATCACTCGCAAGCACCACGCTACCGCCAAATAACATCCACCTGTCTATGGAGTTGCCCATGGTGGTGTAACTCGTCAACCCTCTCTGATTAATCGGGAACACTCCGTCCCCTAACTGCGAGCCGCCGCCGACGAAGTACCAGTTGTCGAGGAGGTTCGGATGTACCGCAGACACTTCCGTCGCATCGATGTGCGCCCCGGGGTTTGTCATCTGATAAGTTTGACTTGCATCAATTAAAGGCATATTTACCTCCTATGCTGGGTTGTAGTAGACGATGATGAGGCCGTCTCCGCCCTGTCCGCCTGCACTGCCTGAGCCACCAGCGCCGCCCCAGTTGAACGAATACGAGAAGCCGCTGGAGCCGTCTGTCTTTAGGTAGCACTCCTGTGCGCCGCCTCCGCCGCCACCACCGTGGCCGCCTCTGCCGCTCTGGGTCTCGGCTGCCTTCGCGGGCGCTACCGCGTTCGCGCCGTCGCCGCCATAAGAGCCCAGCTTGATTTCTTCACTTGCGAGGTCGTACGAGCAATATGCCGCACCACCAGCTGCTCCGTGTGCTGCACCACCGCCGCCAGCACCACCCATGTCTCTGTAGCGCCGTGCGCTGTTGCCTTGCTTGTATGTGTAAGACAGTGCCGGTTGTCTTGCGCCGCCAGCATTGACCGTGCCATCTTCGCAGACGTGTGCTTCGCCGTCGGTCGACATATCTGGCTGCTGTGAGCTGCGGCCTGCACCGATACCACCAGCGCTTCCTGCTTCGCCTGCTACGTTCAGCTGCCCGTAGGATGAGCCGTCCAGGAAGTTCGTGTATGTGTCTATCAGCTGCGGCGCTCCGTTCGTCGTGAATGTTCCGAGCGTCGTGTCTGTGCCTGGTGATCCGAGAGCGCCGTTTGATGCACCGCCAGCGCCACCGACACCGATGGCCGCGTTGTCATAGTATGCCGGCAAAACATTCACATAGGCCGAGTACATCCTGCCACGTTCACCCGGAGCACCAGCTGCGCCACCAGCACCGCCTAACTGAGGAACCGGGCTGTAATACTGCGCGAGCGACATGTCCGCGTTTCCTACTTCGCCGTCATACCCAGCCTGCCCGCCGCCAGCACCACTCAGCAGTACCACCAGCGCCTGCGCTCCTACCATCTCGGCAGGGAACGTCAGCCGACCGCTTACAATATCGCCAGCCCTGAAGACCTTGTATGCCGAGTACGAGTCTCCGAACGGCCCTGGCGTCCAGTTCAGTGCGATCTTCGTGTTCGCGTTCAGCCTCTTGGACAGCGTGACGTTCATTTCCTTGATGAAGCCCGTCTGCTGGTCGCCGAACGGGTCCTTGAATGTGACCTTGTCGCCTGGGCGCTCGTTCGTAACCCTGATAAGGTAGTCCACTTCCTTCGCGATCGCGTAGTAGCCAGCGATGCGCTTCGTGACGTTCGCTACATTTCCGGGATTTATCATGCAGTTGTCCGCGACCTGGATGACGTTCGGCTCGCTCTGCACGCCCGTGTCCATCGCATACAGCGAGATGGAGTGCGTATAGGCTTTGCCCGTCAGCGTGCCGATGCCCGTCACCACCGCGTAGTTGGCGTTGCTGGACTCAATTACCAGCGAACCAGTGACCGCGAGGTCGTGACACGGCTGCTGGAAGTCCACCACCAGGCTCGTCGCGCCGACGCCGTTCGTGTTGTCGTACAGTGTGACCGTCTCGTCGCCTGGCAGCGCGTGGAACTCGTGCGAAGTGACCTCTACCCGCGTCGCAGGCTCGAGGTGCGAGATGCTGCCGCCCACGTTCAGGTTGACGTCCTGGATGACCTTCGCCGCACCGCTTCCGATGTATCCGAAGTTCACCGTGCCGTTCGCGTTCTTCTTTACGGACCCGCCGCTCATAAACAGCAGCGCCCGCAGGTTGTCCCGCGCAGCAGCCACCTTCGGCAGCCAGCCCGTGCAGGTCACGTCCGCGAGATCCGCGTCGATGGTATAGGGAATATTGCCCATTATTTCGGCAACAATGCTCCCTAAAGTCGCACCGCTGTAGATCCCGCCGTTGTGCCCGTAATAAGTTGTCATGCCGATCGCGCTCGTGCACTCAAATCTGTACACGTTCTTCGCGATCCTGCGGACGATACGCACATAGAACTGGCCGACCATCGTCGCGCCGTTGTCGATGTAATAGTCCAGCGTATCGCCGAAACGGAACGCCTCCGGAT